GTTTTATACTGGCTTGATGGGCCTGCCGGGTGTCCTTATACGACGAAGCATTGGGTAGGTCGTCCTTCGGTCGGACAGATGATGGGCTCGTATCTCTCTTTTCCTCTGCTTTGTCTGCAGAATCGTATCGCGTTTCTTTACGCGATGCGTTCTGCAGGACTTAGCTGGAAGGAGACGATTTCGGCCCCCTGTCTGATTAACGGGGACGACATACTCTTTCAGTCAACGAAGGAGGCGTCGGACGTGTGGATGGGGAAAGTCGGGGAGCTTGGGCTCGAGGTCGAGCGAACAAAGACTTCCGTGGACGTTGAGTACGGTTCATTGAACAGTACTCTGTTGCGTTTCGTAGGTGGCTACCTTCGGGTCGTGCCTACGTTGCGCTTCGGACGTTTACGGTCGTCGGAGTTCGTGAACTCGCTTGGACGTGAGTTTTCCTTGTTTCTGGCAGGTGTTTCCAGCAACCAGCGCTTCCGCGCAGGGTTGGTCTGGTTCCGCTCGAAGCTCGGTTCGTTGCGGTCAACTAGATTGACTCTACATGAACTTGGGTTCCGTGGGACACTTGCCGAGAGACTCGGTAGACTGTTTAAGTTGGCTCTTTTTGATCCTGAGCCTATATCGGTTCCGTCTCCGCCCGTTGGGCACGGGATAACTCTCTCTTCGGAGGAGTTTTCCAGGTTGCCTGAAGAGGAGACGACGGAAGAGATTCGCCATGCGGCAGCTAGGGAGACGGCAGCCTGGAAGTTCACTATGGACTTCGTCGATTGCCGAGTGAGGGCAGCACTCCGGTATTGTCTCGCCCTTTCCGCCGTTAGGCGAGTTGAACCTGTTTGTGGACCGGTTCGTTCCTTGTCTTTCCGCGGTTCCCAGTTTACTGGAGCGCGATTGAGTGATGTGAATCGGCGTCGAAGGCTAGAGAGAGAAGCCTTCGCTCAACCGAGAGAAGTGGGTGTGCGGTCTGTTGCGATCCCGGATCGTCTGTTGTTCGATCAGGACAGCTTACAACGGGAGTCGGAACCCCCCCCAGCGTACGAGTGCGGTTGGTCTGAGTGCCAAACCGCGCGAAACGACGTCGGGCCCGCTATGGACGCTAAGAAATAGTGGGTGCAGTACCCGTAGTTGAATCTCGTTGATTCTCGAGGATAGCAGTCGGCCCTCCGGGGACCACGCTGAAAGGGCACTCGCCCCATTCTCCTAAACCTTTCCGGCTTCCTAATCAGTCCCCTTCGGGCGGCACTGGGTATGAGGAAGGCTCTGCCTGTTCATGCTGCGTCATGTAGTTTTGCCTACAACGAGCAAGAGGCCGGAGAGATCAGGGATGGAGTTCGCCACGCCGTACTAACCGCTTTCTAGTGACAATGCTAGGCTAGCGACCCTGCGCTTCGGGTCGGGCGTTTGGAGTGGTAAGGAGTGTGTCTGTGTAAGCCGACGAGGGCTTTGCTTAGAGAAAGTGGCGGTTTAAATTCCGCGGCTCGACAAATCAAAGCGAGTAACGAGAAGATGCTACGGAGAGCAGGACGTAGGCGTGTTGTAGGACACCCGAACCTGTGTATTGTATGAC